TTGTTAATAGCGACCTTTTTGGTGAACAGAGAAACCTCCGCCATCAGGACTCCGACGCCAGTCAACCCCTTCGCCAATCCGGCGAAGTCCAACTGCGCCAAATCGATACAGGCAGAGGCAAGCATTTTGATTGCGCCAGCAAAGACGACCATCTGCGCGGCGCCCTTGATAACAGTTCCAGAGCCGCTTCCCAAAACTTTGGCGGCGGCCACCATCGCAGTCATCAGTCCAGCGATCCCGGTAAGCGCGACCACCATCTGCTCCGGTTCGATGTCGGAGATTTTCTTCAGAGCGGAGGCCAGCAGAAGGACTGAGGTGGAAACCCCAATCATAGCCGCAGTTCCCTTAACGACGCCCTTGACTTCCCCACTGATACGGCTGAAGATAGCCATAGAGGCCATCAATTCTGCGAACAGTACAGTGATGGCTCCAAGAGAGGTTGTCAATTTACTGCTGTCGATCAAGGAGATCGCAACAATAGAGGCCGCAAGAATTGCGATAGCCGAGGCGATTTTCAAAAGGGTTCTGGCCTTTAACTGAGTCTGGTAGGCCTCGAAACAACCTCGAACACCATCCAGAATGCCTTTCACATTATCAAGAAGGCTGCCAACATCGTCGAAAGACTTCGTCAAGCTGTTCATGAATTTGGTGATACCAACAGCGATGCCGCCCAGAGAGATACCATTCAGCAAATCGATGATTCCGCTGAAATCGGCATTTCCAATGGCGTCTATCAGCGTAGTGGACAACCCACCAAGAACCGCAATAATGCCACTGGCGATGGTCTTTACACCGTTGAACAGGCTTTGAAGCATTTGCAGGAACTTACTGTTTCCAACGGCGGAGTCCATGGTATTTACGGCGTCATCAACACCGAACCCAAGACTGCTGACAGCGTCGATGACCTGCCCAATCCGTTCCTGAATACGCCCAAGCAACGCCTGAAACGCCTCCAGGCCGGGAACAGCAAAGACGTCACCAAGAACCCCAATGAAGTTTTGGATTCCGGACACAACAAAACCCAGAACATCAGAGATGCCCTGGGCCACCTTATTAAAAACTTCACCTCTCTTGGCCGCGTCATTGATGCCAGTCAGGAAATCACCAATCGTGGCGGTTACAGTGAGAATTCCGTCTGCAAGAGACCCCACGCCGCCAGCCATAGGCATAATGGCATTGACCACGGCCATAATCGCCTGACGGCCCAAATCCAGAACGGAGAAGAGGCCTTTGAAGGTTCGCTGCAACTTATCCGCCGTTTCATCTGAAATGGTCAAACGCTCGGAAAAGTTGCGCAGTGTCTCAGTCAGCGCATACAGCTGGTCAGAGGTGGCAGGTGGGAAAATATCACGAAACGCATCCTTGATCGGGGTGAGGACGCTTACCAATCCTTTGGCAGCATTCCAAATCGACTCAATCAAGTTTTCCCGACCAGACGGCTTCAAGATTTTCTCCGTGAACTCGTCCATAGAGATCGAGCCATCCCGAAGGCCGTCAGCCAGCGTTTCGATTTGCTCCACCATCTCCGAGGTGTACCCGGCAGCTTTGCGCTCTTCCTGGGACATCCCAGACATTTTTCCCTGAAGGTCGAAGACGGCATCCGACAAGGTTTCAGAAGAAATCACACCGTCGGTCAAACCCTGCTTCAGCGCATCGGTGAAACTCTCGGAATCAGCCACCAGCTGGTCAAAGGCGTCTCCGCTCTCTCTGGCCACCATTTGGATCGACTCGATAAAGCCAGCCTCGTCAGCGATACCCTGGTCCAGCAGCTGTTTCCAGCCCGAACTAAGGCCGCCGCTGAGAAACTCATTTCTCGCCTGGGCAGATTCACTGATGACACCGCCAATGGTGTTGGAAATCTCGGTCAGCAGTTCCTTGGCTTCTTCAAAGTCGCCAACCAAAATCTCCCACGTCGCGGTCCATCCAGACTGCGCGCTTTCCTTCAGCGTGTCCCACAACTGCGTGAACGTCTTTACTTTGGTAGCGGCGTCTTCGGCCGTCTGCGCCATCTGAGCGATCTCTTTCGCCTGAGCCTCCGTGAAACCCTGCTGAATCAAATCGGCCTCGGTGTACGCTCCGGCAAACTGCTTCAAAGTCTCGGTAAGGACCTCGGTGGTAAGCCACTCGCCTCTGGTAAGGGACTCCCGGAAGGAACCATACATGTTGATGGCGTTCTGTGCCCCAGTGCCCAGCAACTCAGAAGTCCGAACCAGAGCATCCTGGAACACCTTGCCGCCCATGCCGGCGTTGACCACCGAGTTCCAGTCCATCAGGGATACTCTGCCCGCGGCCAACGCTTGGGAAAGCTGATACATCGCCGTAGAGGCCTGTTGAGAGGTAGAGCCCGAAACAGCAGCCAGGTTGGCAATACCCTTAATGGAGTCCACTGAGGTCTGAAGATCCACGCCAGCCGCGGTAAAGGTGCCGATGTTCCGGGTCATCTCTGTGAAGTTGTAGATCGTCTTGTCCGCATAGGTGTTCAGCTCGTCCAGCGCCCGGTTTACCTGCTGAAGATTGGTCCCTTCATGCTGGGTGTTGGCCAGAATAGTTTGAATTGCACCGATCTGGGTTTCATACTCCTGGAAACCAGTTTTGATCGGGTCGATCGTAAGGGCGGATACAAGCTGCTTACCCGTATTTAGGGCGGAATTTGTGATGTTGGAAAGAGCCGTCATGGCAACGATTTCAAACGCCGAGAACTTCGCCCGAACCGTCTCGACGGAACTGCTAAGGGCGGACATATCGCACTTCTTCGCAGCGGTGCCCAGGTTCTCAAGGCCTTTGGCAGCACCGTCCAGATCCAAACCCCGTTTGAGTTTGTCGAGTGTTGACAGACTGGTTTGCACATTTTGCTCAAACTGCCTGTTGTCAAATCGCATCTCAACGACTCTCTCGTCGATGGTCCTGCTCATGACCGTGTGACCTCCTTCCAAGCGTAGTTTGCTATTTGGTCAAAAATGGGCTGGATAGCAGGGTTGATATAATCTCTTCCCTGTACCCAGCCTCCAGTCCCAGTGCCATGCCCATATTGCAGGATGATAGCGATGGGAACTCCATTTTGAATGTTGGAATTGTGAAATGAGATGGTGATGGTGTTGTTCTTATTGGTAATCTCGTAATACCAGGATGTTGCCGTTTCTCCGGAGTCGACAGGCGTTGCAGACGCAAGGGCGGCCACTCCGGCTCGGCCAAACCTATCCAGATCGCCGAGATGAACGGCTTCCTTCGCTCTTTCCAGAAATCGGGTCAGCTTGGAAAAATCACCCTTGTGTCTGAAACGAATCACTGCCGGCTCCTCCTATCATTCAGTTTTCTTAGGCCAGTTCTTAAGCGCCTCGACCAGTTTGTCATAGCCCAGCATGGCCGCATAGGCGGACAAAAGACCAACCACAACGGCCGCAAATACCAGATACCAAGTAATTGCGATTCCCTGAATCTGCGCATAAGCGGCGCCGGCGGCCAGGGTCAGCGCCTCCGACACGATAAGCGCGAAGAAGTTCGTGGGGATCTTATCCCATGTCACCGTCTTGAACACCTGCACAATGATATTGGTCAGGATCGTAACCCCGCCAATAATCATCAGCAACGTCGAAACGACTTCCGTATAATTCATATTGTTTCCTCCTTAAATCGCCGGGCTCTCCACGGAGCCGACAGGCGTTTCCGAAACATTCACATTAAAATTCGAGGCCTTTGCGGTTTCAAAGGTGATTCCGCCTTCCCGATGGTCCGATTTGCACAGGTTCAGATAGAAACTGCACACAACGCCATGCGCCGTCCAGGGGAGACCTACCATGGCCCCGATCCAGGGCAGAGCGCCGGTGTAACCCTCGTGGACGCAATAAAAGGCCAATAAAAAACCGCCGATCGTCACGATCCACAGGAGCGGACGAATGTCGGCAATCATCCATTTTGAAAATTGTGAAAGGTCGGGTTTCCTTCCGGTTTTGCCTCCGGCACGGCTTCTCCTGCTTTTCATCATGCAAGCCCCACCATCTGCGCAAACCGATAGAAAAGCTGGGCCGCCTGCTCCCGTGTCAGCCCCGAAGGCCACATCATGTTCGGCTTGCCGTCAACCGTGGTCCCATTCCCGGCAAAGAGCCCAGAATTAGTAGACCAGTCCCGAGCCGCCTGGGACCAATCGCCACAGTTATTGTTCTGAAGGCCTTTCAGATAATTCGTCATGGCCACACTGAACATCTCATTGAATTTTGCTTGATCCATATCGTCGTCCTCCCCAGACAATTTTGCATTGACCTCGGCGGCGATCTGCCCATGGCGGTTATAAAGCCAATCTCCGGGGCAGGCCTTTGCCGCAAACCAGCGGTGAACCGTCATGTTCTGCTTGTCCACCTGACCAATCAAAGACTTATCGGCCTTCCAAAGCAGTTTCTTGATGCCGTTCCGCTGGCAGATGTCCACCAGAAGGGCAATCAAAGAATTGTAGGCCGCATCGGATACCGGCCATCCCTGGTCGGCTCCGCCGTTGTTTGCCACCTCGATGGTAATGGCACGGTTATCATTGGAACTGGAAGAGGTACACCAGGAACGGTTGCACTCCTCCACATAGAGACCGATCCTGCCGTCGCTTCCAATTCCGTAGTTGCTGCTCGCTTTCCGGCTGGGATTCGCGAAAAGATTGCCGCAGGTTTCCACAGTCAGATTCCCCGCCATGCAGTGGATCGAAACGGTATCGATCACATGATTCCGCTTTCCGGAATGATTGGGCGACAGCTTTGTGTAAGAGACCAATGGGCTGTTGCTCATTGCAGATGCGCCCTCCTTTCCGGCATATTGGTCATAATATTTCTGTCCGTAAGAGGCGCGCCGGGCCTTGGCCGTCTCGCTCTGGTCTGCCGGGCGTTCAAACTGCACCAGCACAGCATCGGAGGCCGCCCGGACAGATGTGGCGGTCTTCAAGATGTTGACCAGAGAGGCATAGCTCTCGGTCAATTCCTTCCAGAGAAAATCCAACTGCATCTCCAGATCGCCGATGCTCTTTCCTCTGCTCAGAGCAAAAGCAAGCAAATTTTGCTTTCTGCTCCAGAACGTCCACTGAGCGAGGCCGTAGCCGGCGCTGTCGTGAACAAAATCCTGATAGATTCCGGCATCTATCTGAGCGGTGTAGTCCGCATCAGACATTCCCAACTTCTTTTCGTAGGTGTTCTGGAGATTGGTTGGTTTCAGACCGCTCTCGGCGTAGAGATTTCCCATCAGGCCGGCCACTCCGCAGTCCGAGAGGCCTTTCTTCTTCAAGAAACTCCAAATGGTTGCTTCCGACATGAATATCATCCTCTCGAATGTGTTCTCTTCCTGCGTGCGGCGTTCAGCGCACGGTTTTGTGCAAAGATCTCCTTCTGGCTCATTTTCTTCTGCGGCCCGTTCTTCGCGCTGCACACGTTGATCAGTGTCATGAGCCGATTCAAATGCCATTTCTGGCACTCAAAGGGGATCTGATGGGAAATCATCCAGTAGTAGATGATCTCCGCTGTGACGATCTCATTGTTCGACCGTCCTCGCTGTCTTTTAGAGAAGGTGGTGGCCGTCATGGAATCGTCGATGTAGGCGTTGACCGTCTTCAGGATCTGAGGCGTAATGGCGGTGTAGACGTTGGGGTCCACATTCTGGGTCAAAGTCATGCACCGGATATAGTCGATTTGCTCCTCCTGGGACTTTGGCTTTCGGGACAAATAAGGTTTATGCCACTTTGACTCCCATTTTGAAAGGGAGACCAGAGAGTGTTCCAGTCGAAGCACCTGCTTCTTGGTCGTGATAAAACAGCCATTCGCCTCGTCATACTGCTCGGTTTCTGGTATCACAATTTCCAACATCTCTGATCTCCCCAATCATGCTCAGTTCTGAGGAGCCGGAGAGCTGGAAGGCGCCTGAGACTTCTTCCCCTGGGGGATGATGCCGTTGATGAACCTGGCAGCGGCCTCCGCGTCAGTGGCCAGCTCCATGAAGAGGTCGCTGTACGCCTCGGTCTGGGCGAAGGCGTCCCGCAGCTCCTGGCTCTTGATAAAGCGCTTCCCATCGGGGGACTTCTCGCCGTAGGCCCGCAGGATAACATCCTTGAAGACGGCGATGATCTGCTTCCCATCCTGGGCCGCGACGATGCGGTTGATCATCTCTACCAGACCGCCGTCCACGGAGAGCTCCATCTCGGTCACTTCGGCCTGGGTCAGATTGAAATAAAAGTCCTCGGTGCGGGAGGCGCCATTGTAGTCGTTATAAGTCCTTGTCAGCTTCAGCATTGCAGTTTTTCTCCTTTCAAAAATAAAAGAAAGCGGAGCCCTCGGTGAAGAGAGCCCCGCTTTGCGGTTTGATTACTTAGGCCTCCAGAGTCAGGCCAGTCAGAGTGTAGGTCTTGGTGACAGAAGAGCCGTCCTTGGTGGAAACCACTTTAATGCTCTGGGTAGTGTTGCTCTTGATCAGCAGAACGATGTTCTTGTCCGCGTCCAGAGTCACAGGCCCCTTAGTGCCGCCCACCAGCTCCACGGTGGTAACGGCGTCGGCCGGAGTCACATCAAACTTCAGAGCCAGGTAATGGCCTTCCTGCTCAGAGGTCTTGCTGCTGAACCCGGTGTAGCCGGTCACATGCTTCAGGCTGCCGGAGATGGTATCCTCGCCGACCACGACATTGCTCTGAAGGTCGGAGACCTTCTTGCCGAGCAGAGTGGCGTCGGCGCTCTCGGCGGAGGTGACCACGGTGACGGCGCTCTTGAGCAGTTCGATAACTTCCTCGGGCAGAGGCAGACGGGGCTCCGTTTCCTCGGTGCCATACAGGATGTCCTCCAGCGCCTTCAGCTTGGCCGGGTCAGCCTTGGTGGAGGTGATGATCAGACGGGCAGTAGGCTTAAAGCCGGGCACATCCACAGGAGTCGTAGTGACCTCCCAGCTGGGGTTGATGGGTTCGGGGGAGTCGTTGACCGTCTGATAGCCCCGCTCGGAGGGAGAGGCCAGACCGCCATAGACCAGGTGCAGCTTATAACCGTGGTCCTGACCGTCCACATCATTACCCAGCTTGGTACGATAGCTCAGACCAAAGACCTTGCGGTTCTGCTGGCCGGCAATCACGCCCGGAGCGATCTCAGCGGAGCCGTCGCACTCCTCCCACTCGTCGGGGTAGGTGTAAGCCTCGATGGTCAGGCCGAAGTCCTCAGCGCCAACCAGCACCAGGTACTTGATGTTGTCGGCGTACAGGTTGTTGGGCTCGGCGCCGGAAGGGCTCTCGGTAATGGCAGTAATGCCGTTCCAGGGCACACCTTTGTTGTAGAGGCCGGCAGCGCTGATGGGATAGAGAACAGCGTAATCAACACCAGTTTCGTAAAAACGTTCACCGGTCTTGTCCCATACGATTTTACTCATTTCGGATTTCCTCCTTTTAATAGTACAGGTTGAAGATGTCGTGGTTCAGATTATCGGCTGTGAAGTGACGGTCATGAGCGCACATGGGCAGCATCGCGATCCGATGAGGCAGATCACTATCAGGATTCTTGTAGATGACCGTTACCTGATAGCGGTCCAGCAGGCGATAAGGCGCATTGTCCGCATGAACGGCATCAATCTCGCTTCGCTCATAGACAATGCATGGGTACTGGATCTCCTTGCTCGCTGGAGGCTGAAAATAAGCCCGGCACGCATCACCGCGGTCCGGACATTCCAAAATCCCACACAGGACGGTATGAAGTTGAACTCTGCTACCCATTGTAGAGCCCCCCAATCGTTAAGATCAGGCGGGGATAGCCCACTTCGACCTTGGAAATTTTCCACTTTGCGCCCATATACGTCACATACCGCATCTTGTGGAAGTTCTTCCTGGCGAACGGATCGGCGACTATGCTGATCTCATTCGCGATGTTGATGTCATCGTTGAGCGTCTCCCCAGACTGAAGCTGGCGTACATTCCGAGTCAAATCGCCATAGTACGGATACTCGACGATCTTCTCTTCATGTACGCCAGGAGCAGTCTCAACGGTATCAGCATAGCCTACCGATCCATAAAATTTCGCCATTTTGAATTTTCCTCTTAGCCGCCGAGGCCGGAACCGCCGCCAGTGCCAGTAGCCACAGGCTCTTCCAGCGCAATGGCGGAGTAGACACGAGTCAAAGCACCAGACAGACGGGTCTCGATCAGATACTTCTGCTGGTTGAAGTCAATGTCAAACTGATCGAACCGAGTGATCTCGCCACCCTTGGTGGAACCAACCGTGTAGTCCGCCAGATTGACAAAGATGCCCAGCAGCTTGTGCTGCTTACCCTCGCCGTCCATCCGGGCGCGGCCCTCAAACTGCTCGGCAGTATAAAGCTCGCCAACGTTCAGCGCAGCAGCCAGATCAGCACGGGAAGTGTAGATGCGGCGGCCATTCATATCGCGAGCCAGCAGCATCACATTGACCAGGTGAGGAGTGCAGAAGAAATCGGGAGTGCCGGTTCCCTTGTACTTCTCACGGGCATACAGCGCGGCGGAGATAATAGCCTCGGCATAGATGTAGTTCTCGCCGAAGTTCATGTCGGTGCGGGTGCCCTGGATCTCAGCACGGGCGGCCTCGATGTCCACATCATAGTGGATGGTATAGAGGTCGTTGTCGTTCCAGATAGAACGGATATGGTCCTCGGAGATCTTCATCTCGTCATCCGCCTCGCGGCCGTCGCCGATCATGATAGCGGTGGCAACCTCTTCGTTCAGGTTCTCCCGCATAACGGCATACTGGTACTCGACCACATCAAAATCGGTGATGTCGATGATATCATCCCGATAAAGGGCATCGGTGCGGTACACGGTCTGAGGATCGGTAGTACGGGTAATGACGTTCATGTTGCCGGCAGGCTTCTTACGGTTGCCCTTCTGGTAACCATGGCCCCGAATATTGTCATTCCGGGTATCAGTCTGGCGGGTGCGGATACGGCTGATGGGGCTCTTGTGAACCTTCTGCATGACCACATTGACCCAGCCCTGGTCACGGGTAACCCGCTCAGGAGCACCCGGGCGCAGATCCTTAAACTCAGGGAACAGGGTCTCGATGTTGTCGATGCCATGCTTGAGCTCATTCTGCTCGGCATAGATGTTCAGGGCAGTCTGGAGGCTGCCCACGCTGTTGGTCTTGGCCAGATCAAGAATAGCCTTGCGATCGGAGTGGCTCAGAACGTTGTCCTGGGTCTCTTCCTGCTCGAAAACATTGTGTTTCATGGTCTTGTTTCCTCCCTTGGTGTTATCAGATTTCTTATCGGGATCATCCTCGTCATCCTCGCTGCCCTCGGAAGAGTCCAGCTCCTCCATGGCAGCGCCGATCAGGGCATACATGACCGTCTTTTGCTCCTCGGTCATGCTGTCCACGACATCCTGAACGGTCTTCTCGTCCTTGGACTTCTCCTCTTTGCCGTCATCCTTGGACTTGTCCTCTTTTTTGTCGTCCTCGGGCTCGGTCTTATCGTCGGCCTTATGGACCAGAGGGGGCTTCTCGTCAGGACGATACAGAGAAATGGGCTCGTAGGCGGACAGGATCATCTCCTGCTCACCGCCCTCGCCATGGGCCATATCTACAAAGTCAATGAAGGCGCCCGGGTTGGCCCCAGCGACTACCAGACTGACCTCGCGGATCACACCGTGCATGACATCTTTGGTGCGTGTCTGTTTCAGCCCATTGGCGTAGATAGACAGGGATGCGATGTCCCCGTGCTGGACCAACGCCTTGGCTGCCTTGCCGCTTTCGGTATCATTGAACGTACAGTAGGCGTAAACGCCATCCTTGCGGTTCTCCAAAAGGGCATGGCCCAAGATGTTGCCAGGTTCATCGTGCTGGTGGTTCCAAACCAGGGGAACCGTCTTCCCGTCACAATCCTCGAATGCGTTATGGCGAATGGTTCGTCCATCCGCGCATACAAGATCGTTTCGGGTCGCCCAGCCACTAAAGTCATACTTCAGACTCATTTTGAATGTTTCCTCCTTCAGATGTTGATGGTGGCTGATTGCCCTCCTCTTTCGGAGCGCTTAGGTTGCTGTTCCGGAGCTCGTCCGCCTTGGGGTCCTTCGACGGCTTCATGCCGATCTTCTGCCGGATCTCATTGGAGGTCATGATCTCGTTGCGAGTCATCTTGTCGGCAATCTCAGCAATGTCGTTGATGGGCACCAGCCCGAACGGGTCTCTGAAGAACAGAATTGACTGCTTCTGTGACCGAGCAGTTTTGGTGAGGAATTTCCTCTTCATTTCGTCAACAATGGCTGATAGGATCGGTTCAATCGTCCGGTTGTCGTAGTTCAGCTTTGTCCGGTCGTCGGCAGTCCCGTCCAAAATCCCCTGAGTAATCCCCAACTGGCTGTAAAGCATGCTCGTTAGGTATTCAATCTGAGACATTAGATTGTTGTCGATGGGCCGGTTCAGCTGAACCACATGCTCCGTGCCGTCGGTGTAAGCGACGCCATACTTGGAGCCGGCCAACTGTTCCTCGATATCTTTACGGCGTTTTTCCGCCTGTTGACGCCTCGCTTCCGTCTTGATGACGTAGGGCAGCTGAATGATCAGGTTGAGTTTTCCAGAACCGCTCTGCTCGTCGATTGCGTCCAAAATATTGAGCTTTCGGATCAATCGCTGCATTGTCGAGTTGGGCTCATTCATCACCGCGAAAAATGGATTCTCAATGATGGCTACCGTACTCTTGGGAAGGGTGATGTCCTGCTTCTCCCCGCGGTTCTCGTTGTAAACGCGAACTCTAACATGCTTGGGATACCACTCCACAATTTTTCCAGTGCGCATCTTTTCGATCTTGAAAGAGCCGGTCTCTGGGTCGAGATCTGTATCCGTAGGCACAATGGCCACGCACCCTTCGTCCAGCATGGACATAACCACGTCTTGGATGAAGGCTCGGCCGGTCTGGTCCAGATTCGCCTCCAGCGATAAACAGTTGTTCAGGCTGGAATCAATCACGTCTTCAAACCGGCCGTCATCGTCCAAGCGGGCATGCTGGATGGCAATCGACGCCGTGTCCAGCGCGATCCGGTTGTAAACGGAGGTGATGATGGACCTCTCGTTTCCCCGGCTGAAAATCGGCCGGTCCGGACGGTAGGAATAACTGGGCCCCAGCGAATATCGGTAGTCAAAGAATTCGTTGCCTAAAAAAGCGTTCCAGGCATGTTTCAGCCTGGAACCCAATGCCATTTCCACTTTTCTCACCTCCGTTACGACAGCAAATCGGCATACATCTTCTTGAGAAGCTCGTCGTTCTGCTTCATCAAGGAATCAAAGTCATAAGCCGGAGGAGGTTGGATGGTGCTTACCGGTCTGGACGCTGAAGAAATTGTCTTGGATACTTCCTCAGCAACCCGTTTCCCAGTTTCTACACTCGGGCGCGCACTGGAAGTTGATGCCCGGAGCTGACTAACCGGTGTCGACATGACGGAGCTGGACTCTATCAGTTTCTCAACCGCGGTTTTTCCGGTATCCGCCTTGGATGCAAGTTCTGCCGCCTTCTTGGCCCCATGCCTCTTGACCAAATAGGCAGTCAAGACTACGCCGGCAACGGCCGCAGTGCCAATAGCGACCTTCTTGACCACCGATTTTCGCCGCTCAGCGGTATCATCATCGTCGGCATAACGTTTTCGGCCGGCATTGGTTAAGCTCCCATCTTCATTTTGAAAACGACGGACGCCCCACTTCATGCCTTTGATGCCATGGTGACGCAGTTCGTATTCCATCTTCATCACCACCCATCAAACCTTGTCCAGCACGGTCTTCCGGTAGGCAATCTTGCCGGAAGTCCATACGCCGTTCTTCAGCTGAGTCATGTCATACCCGGCGTCAGCCAGCGCCATCATGACCCCCACCTCTCCACGCTTTGCCACGAACTGGACCGTTTTTCCGGAGGGTGACCTTAGATCAGAAACCTTCTGTGACATCACTTCGGCCATCTTCCGATTGTAGGCGTTGACAGTGGCGGCACTCAGCTTTCCACGGCTTGTCAGGGCATTGGGGTTCTGGAGCAGTTTCGCGGCATAACGGTCCAGCTCCTTGGATGACTTCTTTCGAGCAGTCTCAGTAATTTTGTCGCCTTTCTTCTTGGCCCACTTCTCGTCTTTCTTGTCGAGCCGGGCCCGGCCGGCGGCAGTTAGGAAGCCGTCTTTATTCTGGTAACGACGGACGCCCCACTTCATACCGAGAACGCCGTAGTGCTGTAAAACGTCCAACAATCGCGGTCACCTCCTGTCCATGAATGAATTTGCAACAACCTTGTCGTGTGTTTCAGATTTCAAGCATAAAAAATCCGCAGACCCAGTTAAGAGTCTGCGGTAATGCGCGTTAATGGGCGTAGTATGCCCGCAATTTGCGATTTTCGTTACTGGCTTTTCCGGCAAGTAAAGCGTTCACAAGGGTTCCGCCTATTGCAATGGATGATCCTGCCAAATAAGCAACCCGCTGGTCTTTCATCGTGTTGGATAAGAGTGAACTTACTACACCAGAACCAACTACTATGGCCGCTTCAGCCAAATAAGTCGTCTGAGTGTTTCCGGTAATGGTCTTACCGCGCTGATAAAGTTTCTTACCTTCATCGGCCAACTTATCGCTCTTTAGCTTTCCATAGGCATCTTCCATTCGGCGCTTTTCGGTTTTAACAGCACGATTGGCCTCTTTGACCTGCTGTCGAGTTGCCTGCCCAGACTTATAAGCGCTTTTCGTCTCAGCCGCTTTGGTTTTAGCGCTTTCGTAATCGGATTCAGCTTTACGATAACGCTCCAAACCCTTCTTGGTATAAGAACCATCGTAGTTCTGATAACGCCTAACACCCCATTTCATGCCCTTGACCCCGTAGTGGGCGAGGCAATCCTGGGGAGAAGGTTTCTCATAGGGTTTCATGAGCCCCCCCCTTTTTTTTACTCAAATGCTTCGGGATTATGCTTATAGGCAACATAGGCATCCATCATAGCCGCCACGGCATCGATCTTCTGGTCAGATCGCCTCTTCAGCAGCTTGCGGTTGCCATTGGTGTCCTCCATGGTGATGCAGTTTCCCATGGAAAAGGTAATCAGATCTTCGTCAAAGAGCAGCATCCGCTCTCCAGCCAGTTTCTTCAGTTCTCCCAACGGGACGGATTCCGTTCTCGCACCCTGCCGGACTACCTCAACCCCAAATGGGCCATTCTCATTGACCCATCGCTCCACAAATTCCTTTGCATTGTAGGGATCATAGCCAAAGCAACGCACATCATAGCCACAGTTGATGATGTGATCATCCAAATCCTCATAGACCTGTATCATATCGAGAACAGTTCCCTCCATGACGATCAAGCTGCCCTCTGCCATGAAGTCCTCATACTTAACTCGCATGGCCGCGGGAAGTTTATGGAGTGTCAGAGAAGTGATGTAGTTTCGGGTCTTAACGCCAAAAGCGCCATCCCGAAGAGGAAAGAGGAAGGTGAAGGAACAGAAGTCGTCACCTTGGGAAAGGTCGGCGCCCATAGAACAGGGCATTTGCCAGAATCTTTGCCGGCGATGGGGTAAAGTCTCCTCATAGGTAAAGTAATAGGTGTATCCCTCCATGGGAAGTCCAAATCGCTTTGCCAGCATATCGTTCCGTGTGGCAGGCGCCGTTTCCGCCCGGTCCACATCTTTCTGGTAGGTCTCGTAGGTCACGGTCTTCCCAAGATTTGGATTAGCCTTGGGCCACATGTCGGGATAAGCCACTTCCTCGACAGAGTCCAGCTTATACCACCAGATAGAAACATGTTCCTGTGGAGGGCCGATGCCCTGGAGAATGTTCATCAACTCCATTTTGATGGTATCGCCGGCGCCGTTTCGGACCGTTCCTTCTGAACTGGTTGCTATAATAAGGTAATCATCCAGCTTGGAGGCACCCTGTTCGATTGCGCCGATAACGTCTTCCCGGGCGTCGGCAGAGGACAGCCACTCGTCCACGGTGGCCACCTTGCAGCGAAGTCCCTGGAGCTTGTCCACCGACATGGGGCGGATCTCAATTAGAGAACCGGAAATGAAGTTCTCGATGCCCTTCTTGGTGGAGGCCAGTTTCACCCGATTAGCTCTGGAGCCGGTGGTATTCTGCAAAGAACCCTCGGTCATAAACTGAAAAACCGGTCCTCTTGCCCGCGTGATAGCGGTCTTGATGGGGTTGACGATCTCCTCAGCCTGCTTCATCGTGGGAGCCGTAGTTATTTGGTGGGTGGTGGAGCCATCCACAACACAGAAGTAAGCCTGAATACAGGAATCATACAGCGACTTCGCCGCGCCTCTTCCTACGATCAGGTATTGCTTCTTGGTCAGGCGCTGCTTGATTCGCTTAGTGACATAGCGACCGCCTCTACCATCCGGATTCGGAACATAGACGGAACGGTCATCGAAATAGTACCAGCCAAACACCTGCTCTCCCCATAACTTAAAGGTATCCAGAAGATGGAGATCGGAGCCGTCGGTCAGGGTGAGTTCATTCTCACAAAACTCGATCCACCCCTCAACCGCCCTGTCATCATAGTAGTAACTGGGAGACTCGATCAGTCGGTCGATTCGGTACATCTCCATGGCGACCTCTTTGCAGACCGGGATATCCCCGCGGATGACCGCATCTCGGAATGCACCATAGTAGCGAGGGACGGCGGTGTTGGATAGCATCTGTTCACCAACCTCCCGTTATAGCCCCAGTGCTTTTCGTCCAACAAGAACCAAAGTGGAAAACTTCTGCTCGCTCACCTTAGTTCGATAGACGTCTTTGGGGATAACCTGCTCCATATCGAACACGATGATAGGAGATTTAGCCTTGAACCCGCCATAGATAGCGTCATTCGTGTCAAGAAGTGCACCGTATCCGGCTTTCTTACACTCATTGAAGAATTTGGTTCGCTGGGTATAGACGTCATGACCCTTCCAACTATCGCCTTGACCGTCATACGGAATAACATAATTGAACATCCGATAGACCGTCTGAAGATCGTCGGCCGAAGGAGTATAATCCGGGTCCTTCATCTTGTTCAGAACCACGGCAGCTTCCCGATAACCTTTGAACTTATACTTGTCATTCACGAAATAACTTTGCATACGATCTTTATCCGTAACAAAGTTATAGAAGTCCCGGTCCTTCTTATAGAGGTCCATGAAAATCTTGGCGCCGGAATCTTCGCTGGCTACTTTCAAATCGGTTTTAAGCGAATTGTCAATCCGGTACTTCATGAATGAGCCGGTTCCGATCTGCTTGCCATCCTTGTTGTAGACCGGCTGAGGAATCGGCCGGTTGAACAGAGCATTATACTGATGCTTGTCCAAAGAATTATGGGTAGCATAAAACATATCGGTGTTCTTGGTTCGGTCCTTGTCATGGGACAAGGTGCTCAGCGTGGTTTTATCGGCATTCAGCACCTCGTCAAAGTGCTTTTTGTTGTAGATGCTGTTGCCGCTCTTTCGTTTATTACTGATAGCCTTTCGCTGAGCTGGGGTGTAATCACCGCCGCGCAGAGGATAGGGAGGACCATTTCGGACGCCCCACTTTTGTTTCAGGATTCCGTGGTGATGCAGTTCCATAAACAATCACCTCAACCCTTTTGCATCAGCTCTTTAATCGCGATAGCAATGCTCAGAGAAGAACCTGCAATGGCCAAAACTCCACCAGCCACTTCAAGCGTGTCACGAAGCGTCTGCCGACCTTTGGAAACCTGAGACTGGGAGGTATCCGCAAATAGTTGATTATACTGTCGCTCCAAGAGCTCCCGGTTGATTTTATCGCGCATTTCCTTATCGGTCATCTCGGACAGATCCATCCGTTTCGGAGTAGGCTTGGAAGCAGTGCTCTGTTCCAATTTCTTCACCTCTTTGACAAGGTCTGAACTGGAATCGACAGCCCGCTTTGTCCTCTCCAGATCCTCCTTCGCCCAGCGCTGGGGGTCTGGATTAGATAGGTCAATACGGTTCTCCTTCTTCTTGGCCGCGTTCTCCCGCTTATCCCGGTCATAACGCTTCTCTCCGGCAGCGGTAAGGGTGCCGTCTTTGTTCTGATAACGGCGGACACCCCACTTCATGCCTTTAATTCCGTAGTGCAGGAGCATGCTATTCTCCATTTTGATTTTCCTCCTTCCCGCTGGTGTCTTCTACGGGGTCCGCCGCAACGAAAAGCCGCCACTCAAACTCGCTGATTTGCCGATTGATTGATTCAATGGCAGCAGAGCTGAGCGGCGGATCGAACAGTAATCGAACCTTCATGTAGACATAGGATTTGACCAAGGAAAAGATGTTCGGCTTATCCGTAATGAAAGCAGACCATATTTCATCCTTTCCTGAAATAGAGAAACCATTGGCAGGCCCGATGCCCATTTGCGTCAGGATCGAAAATACGCTGTTGATGTGCATGATGATGTCGGCATCAAAGTGCGTATAATTCTCGTCGATGCCCAACAGTTTCTTGATGGACGTCAAGATGCTTTCGGAAATCTCCATAGCGACCTCCTCACCGGCGGACTGCGATGAACTTCTTCATGCAGTATCCCTGAACTCCGTCAGAGGTAGAAACTTTATAGAATCCTTCAGTCGACCCGTCCACGTCGACTGTAACTTTGGTCAGTAGAGTAATGACCTTGATGATTTTGGAATTAGCCCTTGGCTCTCGGTAAATAGCCGCTCTCAGGCAATCGGTCACAACTCCAGCAACATGATTTTGCACATCGAGTCCTCCTTCCTACTTTTTCCACGGGCAGGTATCATTGGGCCTACGCATGATCGGTTCTTTGAACAGCAGATGTTCGTCACCATAATGGATGGCCTGGTGGGTTTCGTGGATTGTGGTGATCAGAAACTCAGGGTCAAGAATCAAACCCTTTCGCTCCCGAATATCCTCCGGGCTGATCGGGTTCATGTGATGGATAAGCGGCCGGCGGTAAATCTCCCGACCGGCAATCCCCAGGTCGCACCCCATATCTCTGGCAATCACAACGTCACGAATCTGCTTCCACTCCGGGGAGCGGTAAAAGACTTGGTTCATATATCGGTCGAAACCAAACGTCTCCTTTCCAACAATGCCATCTAAACGGAGATAGCGGTAGCGTTCCTCAAAGGTGGGGAGAAGGATCAATTCTGAGTAACATCTAATACCCATCTTCATCCTCCTCGTCCTGACCGCTGTATCGCTTGAAAGCAGCCATGGCCTTCTCATAGAGTTCGTCCATCCTGACCCCGGACTTGTATGCCTCAGTCTTCGCCTGGACCAGCTCTACCTCTTTGGCAAGCCGCTCATTTTCCAAGCGCGCCCTGGTAGTTCCAAGTTTCAGGATCGTAGTGACTTCTTGTGAAGAGGCCGTTCCTTCCAGCAGCCGTTTCTCGACCAGACTAACGGCCAAGTCGATCAGCTGATTCTCTCTGGCCTCCGGTGTCAAGGCGGCCCGGCGTTTCCTTGGCTGAGTGCCCGAAGGCTTGATCGCTTTTGCCACGCTTGACACCTCCTCTCGCTCAGAATTGTGGCAGTTGCTATGACTTTCAGAATAGTTTTGGGGCGGCATTTGAAGAAGCCCGCATAAGCAGATTGTTAATAAGTGGAGAAAAACACGTGGCGTCCATGGGCAATGGAGGTAATGCACTGCGCAATGACCAAAAAGGAGGTTTGGCGGACGAAAAGAGTCTCTTATCAACAATATCTACCTTGTGGGCTTGTTCAAATGCCGCCCCAAAACCGAAGCCATTTTTCAAAAATATCCCCCGGAGAATTTTCAAAGGCCACTGCGATGCATAGGGGGTGCCATTTTGGAGGGGCCCCCTATACCCTTTTCATGTGTTTGGAGCCCTATAATCGGCCGTCGTTAAGGTAAAATTCCTCAAAAATGACAAAAAGAAATGCGCTCTGAATCAGAGAACATTTCTTTTCCCAGTTTTACGGGCTTTTTGTGGTCACATGGTCGTCGCGGGCTCGGGTTTCAGCGTTCGCTTCACCTTTTTGTAGATACCCAGGGGGTCGTACTTGATGATGTCGTTGATGGCTCGCTCGATTTCTTCCATGTTCTCCTGCTCAGAGAGCTGATCGGAAGTACGGGCGATACGCGCTAAGAAAGCGCAGGAGTGATACCCGTTGTCTTCGTCGAACCGATACCAGGCTTCATACTGGGTAAAGGGATCATACGGGTTATCAGTCGTTGTAAGCATACACGTTTCCATTCGCTCTCACTTCCTTTCTTACTCATTGAGATACTTGGAAACAACAGAAGATGAAAGGTTCAAAGCATCAGCAATCTCGGCATTGGTGCAGCCAGAGTTTGCCATTGCCTTGATCCGGTTGATGCGAGCTTCAGACAGTTGCGTCGATGCTCTTGGAGTTGCACGGGCGCGAACAACATCTGGATCAGCATAGCGAAGGATCTCTTTCAAAGTCGTGTCAGAGATCGCTCCGGCCTGAATTGCTTCCCATTCACCATCAGAGATCGTAATTCGTGTTCCTTTTCCACTTGCGCCAGTAGCAACACGAGCATCGCTGATTGCGGCACGACGAATCTTAGAGATCTCGTCTTTGTCAGTGACATTGTTGGCCTGAATCTTTGCCTTTACCTGAGCATTGGCAATACGCTGAGCCTCGCGTTCACGAGGGGCGTTAAGCTGAGCCGTCTTCAGGGCGCTGGTCAGTCTAGTCACTTCAGGAGCATAAGCCTTAGCCGCGCTCGCATTGCGCACCAGAGTAGGTGTCGCCAAGTATTCCAGTCTTGCACGACTGGCAAGCGCCTTCATACGGTTCGCGTAATCGGCATAGGCGTCCTCTTGAACAGTTCCGGAGGATAGGGTTCGGATGTCGTCGGTCTTCTCCAAAAGTTTGATTTGCGTTGTGGCGGGAACTGTTTTCCCAGTCTTCGGGTCCACATAGGTTCGACCAGATTCCTTGTAGATGACCTTACCTGTCTCCCTGTCGATACGACCGCTACCCTGACGCTCCGGAACAGAAACATTCTGCTTTCTCCGAGAGAGCAGAGTAGAGGCCCCACCCACTTCCTTACCAGTTTCAGGATCTATGTAGCCCTGCCACCGTTTCCGAAGGGTGGGGATGTCGTTCTCGATCTCAGACCGCTTGTAGTCCAGCTTGTGCTTGGCCGCGTCGATAACGACCATGCTATGCTTGACAGCCTTAGTGATTTCTTCCTCGGGGGCTCCTTTTAAGGTCATATCCGTGATCAGGTTGGAGATCTTACCCATCTCTATCTGGGTGGCTGCTTTTGAGAGGAGCCGGACGCCGGTCTTCCCCTCGGTGGAGTATTCGACTTTTGGGTCGAAGTCCTTCAAGCCATCCAGGGCGGGGGTGGATTTTACCGATACCTTCCCGCCCACAGGGATGACAACTACCTGGTCGCCGTCAAAGTCAGCCCCGGAGAGCCGCTCCGCCACCTTTGGATTGATACCGACGGCGTCACGGATGTTCTTGCCCAGAATCGAGATCGCTGACTGATTTTTGTTGTTGACTGTCAACTCAGGGATCTCAAAAGTACCCCCATGGGGGTAGCGAATCAAGACGACCTTCTCTCCATTCCGATAGTTAGGGGCATAGATCTCCGTCTCCTTCATTTTTGTGATGGGGAGGATCACTTGCGTACTCTGCCGGGGGAGGGCAGCCGCCTTCAAGTGGACAACGGCGGAATCACACTCGTCCGCAAAGTCCATCAGCAGCTTCCGCTTGATGGTGGGGTTATTCAGGGAGCGGATCTCGTCGAATTCATCAGCGGCATCGGCGTAAGTCAGGTCAAGCTGCTTCTGAATCAGCTTGATAGGCTGCTTGGAAAGAAACTGAGAGGACAGGTTCTTACTCATTTTGTCCCAGTCCCCCTCCTCCTTCAGCTTGTTGATAGCTGACAGAGATTTCTTCTCTCCAGTGATGGGGTCCGTGTACTTGCCATTGGGGTCAGGGTAGTAGCTCTGACCATTGGCCTTGATGAACGCGCCGAAAGGATTGTCAGGATCGTCCTGAATCTTCTTCATAACATCCATCTTTGGCGTGCCCGAATGCTTGTTCGTGTTGAACACGATGTCGGCGCCATCCGGCATGTCGTCAGAGTACATGGCCATGCCTTTCAGATAGTGGGTCCCATCTACAAGGATACGAACCTGGGCATAATGGGAATCCCCTAAGTCGAGGTCAGCCACGCCGCGGCGAAGTTCGATAACACCATCCTTAGAAGTGCCGCCTTCATCGCCGTAACGGATCTTCACCCGGCTGGAGTCGATGCTGGCCGGATACTCCCTCTTATCCCAGGATGCGCCCCCATCGGCAGAATGATAGTCGCTGACCGACTTGATAATGTCCAAGTTCTGGTAGGCATCACGCTGCTCAATGTCGGGCACGGAGATAACGGGGGTGATGGTTCGCTTTTTCGGATCGTTCACCTGGGGGACGCCAACGCCATAGCGGTTGTAGCCCTCAGTTTCCAGAATGAACAATGCTTCCTGGAGCACGCCTTTGGAAACGCCGAGCTGCTGCTCTACGCCCTCGCCCACGTCAAGAGCACCTTTGACCGCCAACTCCTTCTTTAGAGCTTCAGCGGTGGCAAGGGCCTTGTTCTTATTACTGGCTGTATTCTCGTTGAGCAGGGCACGGACAGAGGAGTCATTGTTGTAACCCATGATCTTGGCGATCTCGTCCAGCGTTTTTCCCTCTTCCCGAAGGGACTTGGCTCGCTCAGCCTGCAAGGCACGCCGCTCATGTTTCGCCACGCGAACCTGCATGCGGAGGTCGGTGGTAGACATCTTCAGTTCCTCGGCAATCTCCTTTTGAGATTTACCAAGCGCCTCAAGTTCTTCCACACGGGCCAGGAAATCTCCGCCGTGTTGGTAAGGGTTCTCGCCAGAACCCCAGGGATAGCGACCAGAGCGCCTCTTGACGCCATAGTGCATCAAAATGTCTTCCACAATGGGGTCCATGGCTTATTCCTCCTCTTCCTTAATACTGTTGATGATTTTGTCGAACGTAACAATGCGATCCATAATGGGGAAAATATCCTCGATGGTAGGCTTATGGTAGAGGATAGTGTCGTTCTGGTAAATACGCAGTTCCATCTCAATCTCGTTTGGTTTGTAGTCATACTCCAAACAGAAGAGGGCCGCGTAAACCATAAGCTGCTCCATGTGTGTTGGGGTCTCGCCGGTCTTCAAATCATGAATCCGAAGAATGTCTTTCCGAAAGGAAATGGCGTCGGCAGTTCCGAAACAGTTCGGGGAATAATATAGGATTTGCTCGGGGGTCATCTTATACCCAATGGCGTCATTCACATACATGTTTAACGTCTTCTGGGATTTGGGGAGCCGTTGACCCAGTTTGATACACTGAGCCGCAAAAGCATGAAGAGCCGTCCCGCGCTGAGCCGCCCGGTATTTGGCGTAAGCATCAGCAATCTTCTCTTCTGAGTAATTGATCCAGTGATAACCACTGGCGCTAAGAAAGGCATGCTGCCCCTCAAGGTTGGAGTGTTTTGCGAAGTTCATGCAGCACTTCCTCCTTGTTCTCCGGGGAAATGAATCTGGAGAAGGACATCTCATTCATCTTCCCAACATAATACTCTTGGTTCGGCTGTCTCTTAGCGCTTGCAGATTTCTTACACTCAAGGGAGGCCCATTTTTTGCCATAAAGAATGAGCAGGTCAGGGATGCCCTGGCGCTGGTCCATCTTGAAGACCATGCAGCCGGGGAAGATCGTTTTCAGATTGGCAATCAGTCTGTCCTGAAAACCGCTTTCCAGTCTCGCGCTTCTGGCCATGAAACAGGCCTCCTTTCTGATAAAAGTGATAGAAAGAATAGGATATGCGCGACATATCTCTCTCCTCTCCATAAAAGAGTCTGTTTTTTTCGCGGAAAGAAAAATCAGCCAAATATCAATCTGCGCAAAAGAAAAGAGCCGCTGTGTTAGCGGCTCAAATCTTATTCGATCGTAAATCCTATTTTCCGTTTCGGCTTACTATTTTCCTCAGCAATTTTCTCGACCTTCGGTTTGCCAAACGATTGCCAGATCGTGGCGCCGGCAGCAGTTCCAATCGCCGCCACCATCGACGTGGTAAACGTCATAAGTAGTTGGGTCGGGTTTCCAAAGTTGAGTTTCATACTATCGCCTCCCATAAAGGCGACTGCATTTTCGGCGGAAACGAAAAAAGCCGAGGCACCATCAGGCACCCCGGCTAAGTTGCGAATATCCATATTATATTCATCAGCTGTTGTTCCTCAGATACCGAATCAGAATCCAGATCAGCCAGAGACCTCCGGTACAAAGGGTGAGGATAACGTCCAGGATTAGTCCGGCTGTACTCCGTTTCTTTCCGCTATTCCTGCTCATGGGAGTTCTCCTTTCCAAGTTCTTTCTTTTTGTCACGGCGGATCATCTTCTCGACGCCGGCTCTTGCCTTGGCGGCAGTATCTCCCGCAACGGCTTTGGCACGCTCCATCTGTTCGGCCCGCTTAACTGCGCGCTCCTGTTTCAAAGCAGCCTTCTGTTTCTCAGCCTCTTCAAATATCTGCCGACTCTCGTCAATTACTTCCTGGGTCACATACTGAACAATGACCGTGTCGCCAGGTTTTAACTTTGAGTTGGGTTTTCGGTCAGAACCAACCACCTGGAGTTCAAAGCAATCTTTGTATTTGACGCAAGCGTCTCGAAGACGAACTTCAATGGGTAACGCTTTCAGGCCGCGGCTCTCTAAAAGTTCTTTGGCCTCGTCCAATTTCAGGGGGAACTTCTTGGAGCAGAGCTCCGGCATAAATATCAATTCTTCAGAAGGGCTAAGTTCTTCCTTTTTGGGAATCCGGTCGATAAGCTCGACGGCAAGCGGAGTCACGGCGCCGACAATCCCAGCGACAAGACCAAGCGTACCTCCGATATTACCATTTGGCTTCTTTGGCTTGGCCATAGGCAATCCCTCCTTTGGGCAAAATAAAAGAGTGCGCCCCGTGAAGAGACGCACCCTTGCAAAAGCGCATCTCTCCATTGTTGCGACACAATCTCATTTCGGCCTATGGGCATAACGAGTAAGAGAGAAAACACCTTTTGCCAAAGCATTTTCCCCATAGACTGAAAATATATGAAACTGTGTCGCATTGCCAGTATAACACACCCCCATTCGTTTTGGAAGAGAAATTTTGAAAGGTGGATAAACCTAGCACTCTAAGGCTGTAAATATCCATCAAACCCGTCAAAATTCCCTTGCTGGCCAGTTGGCCACTTTTTTCGTCACTTTATATAATTTTTAATATTTTTTTTTCGCATTTAAGTGAAGAGAAAAAGTGGGAAAGTGGCCAGAAAACCCGCAAACCCTTGGGGCGCAAGGGTTTCAGCCTGGCCACTTTTGAAAATAAAAGTGGGCAGAAAGTGGGCAAATGGCCAGTTTTCCGCCATTTTCGGCCTTGTTTTCATGCAAGATTTTGAAGATTTCTGGCCAGTTTCAAATCAAAAGTGGGCAAATGGCCAGTTTTCAGACTAAAAGTGGCCAGCAAAATACTCCAAATTTGACCTGCTACTAACAGTAATAGTAGCAGCTTTTGGCTCACTTTTCGGTCGAATCCTGCTGCAAAGTCGCCCACGTCCGTATCCTTCGATGCCCTTTTCACCTCAAATATCAAGCTCTAGTCAGGCCTGTTTCTTAAAAGGCCCGCCGCTGGTAAGGCTGATTTCGAGGAGCCACCGGGACAAATTGGTAGCGAGGAGGGGACGGACGAATCCGCCGATGAAGGGACATGCCGTATTTTTTCGGAGGTATCCCGTTGCGTTTAGGCCAGAGTTCATCGCTATCAGTCAGGCCACGGAACATATCCTGGAGCGCCTGCGCAGCATTCTCTATTGCCTGTCCAAAGGCATTCCAAGCGTCTGCAATCTTCTGAATAACTGCCAAAGCCTCTTCCATGGTCATCGGTCATCACCTCTCAAATATTGTTTTGGGATTTGGAAAAACCTGCCCGCATATTGGTGTAACAGCAGTTGAGTGCTATTAACAGGTTGTCGATCTAAACCGTTCGGTCTACCTGAACCTTAACCGTCGGCTCCGGCAACGGTAAATATCCAAGCGCCTCCATCTGTTTATGGTCACAGGTGGATACATGCGGACACGCTCTACATTTTGCTGCAAGTCTGGATAGGCCCAAAACTTATCACCTCCAAACCTTTCCGGAGCGCTTGTCCACCAGAACAATCCGCCCCTCGATTTCAAAGTCTGCCAGTTCGCAAATATCAAAGATGGCATAGAGCAGCTTATGGAACCGCTCCTCCTCAGCCTCAATATTCTTCAGAGCTTGGTAAGCTGTGGGGTCTGAGTAACCCTCTGCGTTTTTTCGATCATTCCAGGACAATTTTTCTCACCCCGTTCGTTCATGAATTTGATAAGTGATTGGGCATGCATATCGCTGATGCCGTATTTTTCTTGCAGTTTGGAGATGAACCAATCTGGGACAGGTTTTCTCCCGCATTCGATGGCGGACAACTCGGCCGGTGAAATATTAAGATCCTTCGCCATATCATAGAGCAACATTGCTCGAACCAGGCGAATGTCCCGCACCATTCTTCCAAAAACATCAAATCCCATGGTCGCTCTCCTTATGCCATGCTTCGATGTCGACGCCAATTCGCTTTAGCATCTGCGTACAGAGCCAAATATCATCCTGGTCTTCCATCTCATACCGACTGACCAGCTCCTTGATACGGTCATGGAAGGCATCGTAATAAGTCCGAAGCCGCTGAGCCCCGAACCCGAACTGTTCATGCAGCACCCACAGAATGGTCGCGTCGATTTCGGCGATGTGTTTTCTGTCGTACTCCGCAAGCTCCTTCTGGATCTCGATATCCATCGCTTTTTTCTCCGCTGCGGTAAGTATGGCGCCGTACACTTTTCCTCCGGCTTTCTTGATATGCATAACTGTGACTCCCTCCCATAATCCAATTTTCCTTGGCAAAGAATAAGGGGACAGCGAAGAACAGCATCAGCACTGTCGCAGTCGCGTCCCCATCGAGAAACATCACAGGCAAAGAGAGCCCAACCAGCAGCAAAGCGTAGAGCTTATTTCTCAAAAGTTCTCGCTTCCACATTTGACACCTCTCCTTCCACAAATATCAATCCCACTCAATACACAAAGAGATGGGAGTAGTGCCCCTTCGGATACTTCTTCTGGCCGCGGTAGTTTCCAGCCATCTTCTTACCAGTTACCAGATTGATGGGGTAGGCGTTGATGACGGTCCGCCACCCGCCGTAGGAATGGCTCATTCTGCGGTTCACCTTAGAATATCCACGACGAACCATCTCGGCCTTGGCCATACTTCTAAGCAATTTGCGCATGATTGTATCCTCCTGTTTTTACTCAATAATCGGAAGCTCTGCCAAAATATCTTCCGGAATGTTTCCGCTCCAGACATAGGAGTTCTTGAGAATGTAGTTGTTGTAATTCGCGGCAGTACGGTTGGCCCGCATTTTCGCCTGGTCTGCCCAAGACCGTTGCTCGTCGTTTTCGCTGTCCTTATACTGCTCATAGGTCAGCTTGTCGGCCTCATACGAGGCAATCATCGCCCGGCAGCTATCCTCCACAGTTTTTCGGGTTTCATAGTTCGTAGCATCGTCGATCTTCTGATCCACATACTCTACTTGATTTCCAAGCCAGGTGTCGCCCCAGCCCAGAAATATCAAGGAAACGCAAATGAGGGCGGCCACTACGACCGCCCCCACAATGCTCAACGCCTTTCTCATGACGTTACCCTCCGACCTTCACGACGGGATCGTCTACCTCAAAGGGAATGTCGGAATAGAGATAGGTGCCCGTCCACTCGACGTACTTACCATCCGGAGTAAAGAAGAATATCCCGGCGTCGTTCTCCCCATAGGAGCCATCCACGTCGGCGATCCATCTGGAATAGCTGGACGAATATTCCTCGCTGTCCGGGGTAAGATAACTGTTTAGGCTGCTGACCTTACCATCAACCACAAATCGCCCTACAACACTACCGCTCTCAGTAAAGAGCACGATGTACCCAAGAGGTTTCTCCGCCTGGCAGACAACTGCGGCGGCCTTTTCGCGTTGGCCATTTACCCAATAAGCCCGGCGGATCAGGTTATAACGTTCCAGAGAGAAGTCCAAGTCTGTTGGTGTTGGCTGGCGCTCTTGGAGATCGCTTACAGTGTCGAGGGTGGAAACCATGTCTTGATGTTGGCCACTGGGTTCTCCGCAGGCCGAAAGGGAGAATATCATAGCTATGACCATCAGTAGTGTGATGATTTTCTTCATTTTGAAATGTCCTCCTGATTTTTTTATCGTGCTACCCCGGTGTTCTGCTGGAAATGCCGGCACTTCAGTTCCACCGGCTCGATCCAGGGAATATCACGGAGTCGAATCATCCGGGCAGAGTTTTCATCTTTGGTAGGCAAATGGACGCTGACTTCGTCCACAGCATGCTGAGCCGCCAGATACTCCTCTTTATACTGGCACACATCCCGATGGCTACATCTGGTGCAGCAGGTTTCCTTTACTCCAAACATGTGAACTTCCTCCTTACTATCTTCGTTAAGCGTTGCCGCCTCCACATTCATCTGGCTTAATACCATTTGCAGCTCGTCCACTAAATATCTTTGCTCTGAGTGGACTTGCTTGCGGGCTACCATCTGAGCCCATTCAACAACCGAGATAGGCGGTGGAATTTTCAATCCAAGTTTGCGGGCCATCTGGTCGATGTAGCTCACCATTTGATAAGTCGGGGCCACGATAACGGCGCCTGTCTTTGCGGACATCCGAATCAAATAGATTGTTTTGCCCGTCTGTCTCCCGGCGATATAAACTGTCATGGCGTTTCCTCACCTTCAATAGATTCAATGATGGTCACAGTGCCCTCAAACACCCCAAACTCGGACGACTGCTGGAACGTGTGCGTTTCCGGCTCCTCTCCATCCTGCATTGGCCGGGTGAGATACCATAAAGAATCATCCTTCCAGGTGATCATCTCCAGTTTTTGACCGGGTTCCAACTCCAAAGTCATGTCACCGCCAAGGGAGCGAGCGACGCCTTGGTCACACCCAGTCAGCAGGCCCAACGACAAAATAGCGCATAAGAGCACACTGGCATAAATGCGTTTCATGTTTTTCTCCTTTTCCGCCAAATATCAAGGCCCAATTTCAGCGATGGACTCTACGAAGCAGTTATAATAGGTATAACGCTTTCCCTCATAGTCAAAGAGCACATAACCGCCGTCATTTCCCTCAATATCAATCTTTCCGGTATACTGCGCGATGATTTCTCCATCAGCCGTATAGATCGTCACCGTCCGTTCGAGCCCATTGTCCAAATTGCTTTTCTGGTCTGTCAGGGCCCGTTGACCAGATGCGGTATTCTGGAAATACCAGCGCATGCCGAAGAACAGACCCAGAATCAGCAGAATAGCGACCACCACGCTGATGATCTTTCCGGGAATGTTCTCGATCAGATATGCGCCTCCAATGCCAAAACACAGGATAAGAATTGCGAGGATGGCAAATATAACCCAACCACCGATTGTCATGCTTTTTTCTCCTCTCCAACAAGTTTCTGATACAGTTCCTCAGCCTCTTTGCCTTGGAACTGATTGATAATCTGGACGTTATCCCGAGGCGCCTTTCGACCAACAATCAGCACCGCAGGATCGCCATGGCTATGGTCAAAGCCGACCAAGACTGTGTCGAAATCTTTCAAAATAACCACCTCGCAAAATCATAGAGTAGTTTTATAAGAAAGATCAGGCCAAGAATGGCAAGAATGCCAACAGCATTGAACAGTAGATGTAAAATATCATCCCATCCACGTTTCATTTCTTATCCACCCGCTTCGTCTTTCTCTCCTCGTACTCGGCCTTCTCAATAGGAACCATCTTGCCGCCTTCTTCTTTGAAGTAGCGGTTCAGCTCGATCCGCTTGCCGCTGGGTGTGAGAATATAAAGGTAGGCGATGGTGTCGTAATCCCCGTTCTTGGGGTCCACCAGGAAGTCCTCGGAGAAGACGCGATATTTTTTGGTGGAGGGCAGATAGGGCATGGTGATGGGGAAGAGCTTGTCAATGAGGCGGGTCATCAGGCCGTTCGTAAACGCCACATCAGGCGAATTGGCATTGACCCCACAGACTCGATCCACGTCGGAATAAGTAGTTGTGCCGTCTGAAGCGACCGTCTTGAACAGGGATGACATACGCTTGCATTGAAATTCCCGGCGCCCATCTTTGACGTCCATTTCCCCGGTTACCTCATTCCAAATATCTTCCGTATCCTCAATAGGCGTCAGACACTTACCATCAATCAGGCGGTTGAGAATGCTCTTCGTGATTTGGATGCTGAATCCGGAGTGACCATCTTGCATCAGACTCCGATAGGCCCGCAGTGCACTCTCATAGCAGGCCACGCCATAGTCCCAGTCATCCGTACCCTCTGAAGCCTCCCGCTCACTCTGACAGGCAAGAGCGATCTCCCGAGCCGCCCAGTCGTCTTCTTCCTCAGCCATATAGACCGCCCGATCATCCCAATACTCATTGGCAAATATCTTCCTGGTATCGCCACCAAAGGCCTCGATGATCTCCGGCAGGTTTGCATTGATCGCGTCCAGATGGATACCCTGCTCTTCGCAGAACTTCACCGCGTCATCCAGGGGTTTATCCCGCCGGTTGGTCCAGAGGATAACCTTGGCACCATTGGCCTGCTCCTGCTTGAGCCTGGAGATGGTCTTATTGATGGGATCACCGACCTCGGGGAACTTGTTCGTGGCCAGACAGCCGTCGAAGTCCACCGCAATGATCTTCGGCCGGACCTCCTTGTTCTCCATAGTTTCAACTGCTTTTACATTCATCTCGTCCATGCGTTTTTTCTCCTTTTCAAAATATCAATTCGTAATAGTTAGTTCGTTGAGCGAAACTGTCGCCAGCGCGCCGTCTGGCCTCTTAATAATCGCCTTGTTTGCAAAGAACCCGACACCAAGCTGCAAAATATCAACCTCTTCGGCACGTTCTTCCATCAGCTTGAGGCACTCGGCACAGGCCTCCGGAGGTGCCCAGCCCAAATTCATACAAGCAACGCAATCAGGCTGGCTTTTATAAATTCCTTTCATGCCGCTCCTTTCCAGAAAATATAAATGCCCCGAACTGCTGTTACACAATTCGAGGCATTCTGAGATTTTCCGTATTTATTTAGTCTGAGGCTTTGAAGTTGTAAACGGGGCGGATGCGCTCCACAATGATTGCGGTGGGCCCGATTTGGGAAACAATCTCCTCTATGCTCTTGTAGGCCATCGGAGATTCATCCAGAGTGTCAGGCACCACGCAAGTTGTGTAGATTCCCTTCATTTCATTCTGGAACTCCTCCATCGACAGAGTATTGAGCGCCGCTCGACGGCTCATAAGACGTCCGGCTCCGTGCGGAGCAGAGCAGTTCCACTCCTCATTTCCCGTGCCGATACAGATCAAGCTGCCGTCCCGCATGTTAATGGGGATAAGCAGCTTTTCTCCCTTTTTAGCAGAAACAGAGCCCTTCCGGAGAATCATGGCATCCGTATCAATGTAGTTGTGGATGGTAGTGAAAATATCCACCGCAGTAAGGCCCATACCTTCCAGGATGACGTCCACCATGGCTTTCCGATTGAGCACCGCAAACTGCTGCGTCAACTTCATATCGTGGATGTAGTCGTCGAACAGCTTGCCCTCCACATAGGCGAGGTCTTTTGGAATATCCAGTTCATGCTCCTTCTTCAGAGCCGTGATAGTTTTCTGGATCTCCCGGAAGCGCCCCTCAGCTTTGAGCTTTGCGATGGTCTCCTGGATCTGATGCTTAGCTCCACCCCAGAGAGCCCTGCGCCCTTCATTCTGATAGTAGTCGGCTACCTCCGTTCCGAGATGCCGGCTCCCGGAGTGAACGACCAGGAACAGCCGTCCGTCCCAGGCTTGGTCCACCTCAATAAAGTGGTTACCACCACCCAAAGAGCCAATGCTGTGAACCGCTCGGTCCAGGTTGACCTGGTCAACGCATCGGAGTTGGGCCAAGTCGATTTCGGAGTTAAGGGGGTGGGGGATATCACGGATTTCCCGGCCGAAGGGGATTTTCTCCCGGATCAGCGCGTCCAGCTTAGCGAAGTCGATTTCACGCTCGGCCAGTTCTACCGTCTCCATGCCACAACCAATGTCCACGCCTACCATACCGGGAACGATTTTGTCCTGGATAGTCATGGTGGTGCCGATGGTACAGCCCTTTCCGGCGTGCACATCGGGCATAATGCGGATTTTACAGCCTGCAAACTCGGGCCGGTCACACACTGCCTGAATCTGCTCCCGAGCCGCTCCTTCCAGCTCGTTTGTGTAGCAAATGGCTGTGTTGTATTGCCCTTGAATGGTTATCACGGTTTTTCTCCTTTCCTGCGAGATTTCGTCTATTTCATGATTTCAATAGACTGGATATCGGTTTCATTGAGTCCAGTCCATTCCCCAGGTTTGGGGCAGTTATAGACATTGATGCCAGAAACTCCCTCCGGCTCATTGTCCTCCGGGAAAATATAATCCTCGACAATGCCGGTCAGAACTTCATTGTCTGTGGTGACGATTCGCACTTGTTTCCCTTCGAGTGAGCGTTCAAGTTTCATCGTCATCCTCCTTTCTAATTGGGTAAATATGAGTACCCGTTTTTGAATAGATGATCATGGCTCTGTCACTTCTGGTTTCATTGCCATCGACATCCACATAAGTACCAATGTCTTCTTTGGCAGTAACTCGTTCACGATGTGACCATTTCCCATCTTTGCAGATCGGAGTCCCAGTTCCGGAGTATTCGTCGACCAGTTGCTGCGCAAAGTCAATGTCTCCGTCGAGATAACTTCTTCCGGGCTCATGATCACTTCTGGAATGCCGTTTCTGTTTATCTTTATTGATAGTTTGTGAGACTTCCCCGGCAGCAATAGAATCTGTCACTATTGTACCAGACTTCTTACTTTTATCAAGCGGATACGGCGGCCCATTGCGAACACCCCACTTTTGGCCTTTGACGCCATGGTGAGCCAGAACGTTGAACCCAAGTCGGCCCCGGAGCTCCCAGAGAATATCTTCCACCGTCGCCCGGGTTTTGGGGTGGAGTTTGATGTAGGCCTGATGATCGTCATACCAGGAGAAGATCTCGCTCAGGTCGCCTTTCTCCCAGCTGAAGGCCCACCAGTCGCAAATCATCTCGATGATGTAATTGTAGGGCATCTCCAACAGAACTTCGCCTTCACCGGGGTCATCATTGATCAGAACCCAGTGTTGCCAATGGTGGGGATTGCGGTGGATATGCAGCAGCCAAGCATACTGGAAGGCTTGGACAACTGCATAGGAGCGATTGCCTCCGTAGAAGTAAGCATCATAGGCCTCGTACTCGTCCGGATTTGATTTAGAGGCGTCGTGCTCAAACTCGGTCTGCCAAGCACTGTCCGGTCGCTCCTCGAAGAGCCACGGCATGTTGGTACGGAGCCAGTCATAGCCTTTTTTCACGTTGGCCTTATGTCGTTGCAAATATAAATCATATTCTTGACTCATAGGAACCACCTTAATTCTTAATACCAAGTTTCATCTTGGCCTGCTTGAGCGTGAGGCCGATAAAGCTCTCCGGCTGAAGACTAACGGGTGCCTTAGAACGAGAAACGGCCCCTCCGTAATCCAGAACTCCTTGCGTTCCGTCATCATAGAGAAGCCGTAGCCGGTCACCCAAAATATCTTGCCGCACCATCTTAATTCTCTTTTGCGCCATACCGATCCTCCTTGTTCAAATTGTATCTGCCAGTTCCCAGTTCTGCGCAAATGTCTTGGTGGAGGAGTAGGGACAGGACTTTACGGCAAAGAGGTTGACTTTCCACTCTACCCACAGGAATTTCCCCTTGATGAAGATGCGGGTCTCATAAACTTCACCATTTTTCAACCCCATGGAGCCAGCTTCTCCCACAAATCTCAGTTTCATCACACGTCACCTCAGTCGTTCTTATCTTCATAATTGACGGGCTTATGAGAATTCAAGTTGATTGGGTGCTCCAGACACTCGTCACAGGGAGGCTCGTTTTCCTCCAGTTTTTCATGCTTGCAGGTTTTGCAATACTTGCCGAAGTAGACAAGCAGATCGGTATCTCTGATAGGCATAGCGGCACCTCTCAAATATCATTGGCTCTGCGATGCAGACTGTGATCCACGTCGAAGCCCTCCGGATACCGCGCCTTGAGCTTGTCAATGTTCATCTGGAAAATCGTCTCCAGATCATATCCAAGAGCATCCGCACTGATCGCCAGATACCAAGCGACATCGCCCAGTTCCTTAGCCATATGTTCCCGGTCAAACGGATGGCCCTGAAAGAGGTATTTTTTCATCAGGTCTGCCGCTTCGCCTCCTTCTCCGGAAAGGCCTAGGAGTCCCTCCAAAAGGCGAGCATTCTGCGGGTTGAGTTTCTCCAAAAACGCTCTCAAATCGCCTCCAAATGCGAAATATGGACTGTTTAGAGGGTCGGTTCTGAGCGCCAGCTTTTGATATTCGTTAATGGTCATCTGCTGGATTCTCCTTTTCTACAAAGTAAACACCATCCTCGTATGGCACTTTCTCAAAACCATTCGGGAAGGCGCCACCGTTGATGGCATGCGAAATATCAGTGGTATGTTGGCAGTCGGGGTAGTGACACCGGTCACCGCAGCGTTTGCGATCGCATAGGTAGAGTACGGCTTTGGGTTTGATCTTTGCCATAGCATGCCCTCCTATGATTCGATGATTTTGAGGAAATCGGGTTTTGCCTTCTCCTTGATTTGCTCCCAAAGTGCCTCCGAAGCCAGCTCATGCGTCCAAACCGGCCGGCCCAGAAGCTTTTCAATATATTTGTGAACCTCGTCCATGCTACACATCAAAATGCCGGTGTAGGCAGAGAGGACGACCTTTTCATGGAGCGTCATCTTTGTGTTCCTCCTTTTCCAGGCGAAGCCGTGAAATATCAATGTAGTTTGGACAGCGTAGAGATATGTCCATCTCCTTCGCCATCATTTCATACATGAGAAGGGCGGGTTTCAGCGAACAAACTTTGGTGTGGATGCAGGTCAAACATCGTATTCCTGGAATGTCCATGCTCAGCCCTCCTTGATAACGGCGCTTACTTCCGAAACCTGATGCTCAGTAGGGCCGTATCCCTCCGTTTTGCTTTTAATCGTCAAGCACACATTGGCCCGACCCACATCGAAATGGTCTGCAAGCACCTGGATAATATATTGCTCGTCCAGTCGAAGTAATTTTTCCATCGAATCAACCCCTTTCAAAATATAAAAGAAGAGAGCCCACGTTTCCGTAGGCTCTCCCCTTGGTCGAGGTTTAGAACTTCAGCTTTTCATTGATTTTGCGAATTTGTTTCTCGACCTTTTCCTGGATTTCAGTGTTCCCGGCCTTGACCGCCAGATCCAGGACCTCCTGCCAGTCTTCTAACTGGTCGAGGAGCATTCCTTTGTACTGGTTGTCTGTCATGCCCATGGAATCGTCACCACCATCCAGAAGGCGAGAATTGTTGTGCTCAGCCATAGCTTAACAACCTCCTTCCATAATAGGAGCTGCGCTTTCTGCGCATGGTCGATACGGTGCCTTCAAATTCATCATATCATGCTGCTCCGGAGGGGGTCAATCGGCGGCCATGTTTAGCGCCAGAACAATAGATAGAGGATCATAATGGAAATCTGAACCTTTAGTACAAATATCCAGAAATCTGCGAGTTTTTGAAGGAGCCACCAACAGCAAGGATGTCGTTTCGTCCAAGCCTGTAAATGCTCCTCTAAAATATCAAGTTTGTTTTTCACTCCTAACAATCCTCTTTCACTGGAACTACTTCAAGGCGGATAACGCCATTGTATAGAGATTCCGCTTTGAGAAGTTTGTACTTTTCTCCATTCCATTCAACAGTCGAGCCTGCCACATAAGACCTTGTGTCTTGAAAGCGAACGTTTTGTACGGGATTTCCGTCAAGATCATAAAACTGCTCCATACTCCAACACCTTACCACTTAATGTCGCAAGCACCGTCCGAACAGTTCTTGGAAGGCTTATTTTTCGGTTCCATCCCCATAAATTCTCGCACCGAATTTGGAGTAAGCCCATCGATTGGCATGGACAGAAGTTCTTCCTTTTCCGTTTTCCCCGTGATTAGCTCGCTATACGGCAATTTCTCAATCCAGTCGCAGAAGGTATGCCATTCATCCAGCTTGTGGTTGCGCCGGCTCTTGTAAATATTGGCCAGCACCTCATAGTTGAGCATAACCGTCCGCCGCTGGTTATAGGAGGAAGGGAGGAGCTGGATCATCTGCCACCAATCCTCTTTACTTTTACTCACCAGATAGTTGTTTCTCCAATGATTTAGTTCCGCAATCACTGCTTCCAGAACGGAAAGACTACTCGCCAGCCGAGTATCTAAATGCTCATGCGAGAAATCCTCCAGCGCAAACTCCTTCGCCGTGATCTTATGCATCGTGCTGCAAGAGTTCATCTCGATATCGAACTCCAGATAATCCTCCGGAATCGGTAGAACATCCGGTTCATCATCTCCGAACTTTCGACCGGCTCGATAGGTCTTAAATTCCTTCCACCAGTACAAAGGCCCAGTGATGTCAACGTACACGGTAATCATCCGCATAAACTTCCGATGATCTGTCCCAGCATTCCGCAACCGTTTCATCAGGTCGAGGTCGTTCGGACCGATGCGGTAACCGCCGTTTTTTATCTCTTGGACCGCCTCAAGATCATCGTGGCTATAAAAATATACCGTTTTACCTTGATTGATTGCGTATTCGATTTCACTTTTTGTACTTTTTCCGACGTAACCGTCAACGTCAATTACAAAGATGGCGAATGACTTATCGATCTTTTGCTTGTGGACCTGGTCAAGCAAATCCTTCTTCGCCCAGGCTTCATCATCGCCGGAATGACCAAACAGCCCAAGTGAAAGGACGAGATACCCTTTAAGGCTCAACTCTTTTTGGACTTTTAAGAATTCATCTTTGAACTTGCTACTTCCACAAAGAGTAATAATATTGTTCCTACTATCACTCTTCTCCCAAGAATTCATCGGATTCCGCATTCCACGGATCGCGTGCTCCCAGCCCAGGACTTCGGTGTTTTCAAGTTTCAGCATTATTGTTTTCTCCTTTCAACTCTCGCCCACAATAAGGGCAATGTTTTACGTTTTCGATAAGTCCAGAGTCATAAGGATCGGCAGTGGCGACCCAAATATCAAACTGATCTAATACCTCATCATAGGCAATAAGGTTCTTGTCAGGAAGACCGCCTTTACTCAGAGGATAAATTTTCTCGCAAAACTCACACATGGTTTTCTCCTCTCAAATCTCCACTTGCTCTGAGCGAATCATGGTGAGGTAGTCCCAAAGATAATCGCCCGCTTTATTGGTGGTATCAATATCTATTTTGCGTAAATCTTGAATCAGGGACTCAATAGCATCGATCTTATCAACCAGTTCCCCGACAGTGGTCTTCATAGTTTCCCTCTTCCGATAGCCGGAGTCATAGAGTGCTTTAGCCATCTTATTGAAATCAACAATAACTTGATGATCGTAGCCATGGATCAAGTATGAATGCACCCCGGAGAACACAACTTCCGGAGCCACAGCCTTACAATGGATCGCTTCAGAATGGATCAGAACGTCCAGAAGCCCTCCTAATTCTCTTTCCTTTTTAGGGTCAAATACGAACTTCGGCATCGCCTTCTCCTTTCTCAAGCGTGGCCCCCAGGGCTCGCATCAACAATAATGTGTTGATTCTCCCAACGTGCGGTGGATAGCAAATATAAATCTTATTCCCATCCGTCATCTGACTGAGGATTTCCTTTTGAAAAGGTAAAAGTTCGATGCCGGTTCTTTTTAGAAACTCCTCAAGTTTCTCATTTTTTGTCTTCATTATTTTTCCTTTCCGGCAGTAGCATCATAGCTTCAAAAATGGAACCAATATCATCCCCAGTATCCAGCAACTCTCCGATCTCCTGTTCCACCGAAATGGAGGGCTCTTCGGCTCCCCTTTTCAAATATGGGCATTCTTCGCCGCAGTCCAATTTGCACCGAGAATACATTCCGGACTGAAACATGCATTTGTATTTGCTGGTCATGTTGATATACTCTGCGAAAATGCAGTCTTTGGATGCACCCGGAAGTTCGGTAACGATCACTTTCATGTATTCTCCTCCAATTCTCTATAACGACAGACATCTTCTTCTTTGATGACCTTGGCTTGAGGATAGAAGTGATCTATGGCGTCAAGTTTCATTCGAGCGACCTCGCGGTTACCATGAATATCTTCCCATTCATACCATCTTCCATCCACCCAAGATCCGTCGTGCTCTAATTTCAAATCGACATACCGACACGGATGCCATGCACCAGACATTGTTTTCTCCTCATATTTCTTAATCAATTCCAGTTCACGAGAAATGTCGATAACGCCAACTGGCCGAAGCTGTCCTATTTCTTTGGGTACATCTTTCCGCTCAAATATCAAAGGTTTGTCGTTTTCATCAAAGACGATGTCATCAGCACCCTCAATCGCCTTATTCAGCATCTGTTCCAGTCTGGCTATCCGCATGGACTCGGTTTCAATAAACAAGACACCTCACCAGCTTTCCCGTCTTTTGTCACACTGTTTCAGGCCGGAGTTAGTAATTTTACCATTCTTCTCCGAGCAAAAGTAACTGGAGGCAATTCGTTTGCCGGTCTTATCTCGATTCCCGTATAAAGCATGGGCATGAACACAGCCCTTACAAATTTTCGGAAGTTTCTTCATTGGCTGACATCTCCTTATGCTCGTTCATCGCCCGGAGTATATCGTTGATTTCATCTTTGAAATGGATCTCATATGGTTCAACCCTCCGTACCTCTTCGGGGAACTCCACAATTCCATAAATCTGTCCGACTTGACCGCCGGGATGACCACCACGCAGAGCACTGGCACCAATCACATTAGACCAATGTTCCCAGCAATGAAAATATCCAAGCTCGCCGTTTACCTCACAGAGCCGAGTTTCCCATTTGATTTCACAGTTTAGTCCCGCCATAGTTTTTCTCCTTTTTCAGCGTTAGCGCAACATATCGTTGACGATTTGTTGCACATTCATTTTGAACGCCCCGCCAAAATATCCGGTAGCAATGTTCCCAGCCAGGGCATTCGCGTACTGCTCAATGACAATTTCTCGAACTTTTTTCTGCATATCGTCAACAAGCTGTTCGGCCTGTTTCTTTGCTTGGTCTTTGAAATCATCACGCTCTAAAATATCAGTAATATGCTGTTGGATTTTTTCTCCGAGAAGTTGCGCGGTCATTTTGTGGATTGCAGTGCAGCGACGACCATCAAACCATTGGTCTTCGTAAAGGTCGCGAATTGCTTGTTCGGCAAGACGGTTTAAGCGATCCTCATCTATCGATGCCACCGCAAGTCGGGCAATCTCTTCGCCGACATACTTTGAAATATCAACCTGAATCCCATTGATGTTTTCAGTCATCAGTATCCTCCTTCCCACTTGACCCTCTGCTCGAACTGCCGCCCTTATTTCCATACAGCGTGGCGGCGATAAACGCTTGTGTCAGCCGCATGGCCTCCTCTTGGGTTGCTTTAGCGGACAAGGTGCTCCGATAGAAGAGCAGGGCCGTTTCCGCGATCATTCCGATACCATTGATGAACTCCTGGAGCTGCTGCTTGTCCATTTGTATTACCTCCCGTTAGTGCATAAAGAAAAGACCATCCCCAGCAACGAGGATGGTCTAATCGTGTTTCTGTTCAATTTGAGTAGATCTGCTCAAACTCCTCCAAAATATCAAGGAACTCCTGGGGGAGATACTCTGCGGCTTTTTGCCATAGATCATCCGGCACACCGTAATAGGCTCCGGCTATCCCTCCGGCAATGGCCGCAATCGTGTCACTGTCGCCCCCAAGGGAAACTGCAATCCGGATAGCGTCCTCAAAGTCTTCAGACTCCAGAAACGCCTCGATTGCCTGAGGGACAGAGCCCTGGCAGCTTGCATCAAAGCGATAAGTCGGGCGGATTTCGTCGATGGTGAAACCCAAAGTATAGTACCAGGTCTGCACCAACTCCCGAAGAATCTGTTTCGGCAGTGAACTTCGAGCACCAAAAGTGACCAGAGCAGTCGCTTCAGCGCCTTTCATTCCTTCTGGATGGTCATGGCTCACTTTGGTTACTGCGTCAGCCAGATCGATGCATTCCTGCGCCGACTTTGCCACATAAGCCACAGGACTGACCCGCATGGCCGAACCGTTCCCATAGCTCCAATAGGGTTCTGGGGCTCTTTTGTGCAACCACAGGTAAAATATCTGTCCGTACCCGGCGTTAGGATACTTTTGCCCGATCTCCTGCATACACCGGATGGCATGGTTGCTGAGATCGGTATAGTCGCCTTTGCATTCCAGCAAAGCCTTAGCAATAGCCACTGTCATAGCAGTATCATCCGTAAACCGGCATTGGTCCGTGAACAGTTCAAAATCCTTTGACTTGTGGTTATGCCGTTCAAACCGGGAGCCAATGATGTCGCCGATAATTGCTCCGAGCATGTACTTTCACCTCTTGTCCAGTAGAATATAATAAGGCAGGGTCACTTGTCAATTTCCAGAATGTGTGCCGCGATCATGTCGGCCGTATGCGTCCAAAGCACGTTCGGACACTCATGAATAGCCCGGGTATAGTCATTCCACTCCTTTTGATCCACAAAGGCGCCCATGTGATAGCGGATACACAGGATTTCCTCCATCGTCAGCTGCAAATACTGGGAGAGCAGTATGACAGATTTATCACCATGTCCCTTGAGCAGCGTATCGGGCTCATACTCCCAGCGGCTTTCATCGACGGTACGAAATTCTGCACCTGCCGCCGAGTAGAGCGTGTCTCCAAAAGGATGTCGATATTGGTCCTGCTTACAAATATCATGGAACATGCCGATGATGTACGGGGATTCGGGACGCTGCCACTCCAAGTCATTATCGTGGGTGAGAGTGACCAATGCGGAAGTCACATTGCGACTATGGTCAAACAAACCGCCTTCGTAGGCGCCATGATACTTTGTGCTCGCCGGCGCAGTAAAGAACCCGCCCTCTGTCAGTTTCTCAGCGATGTCCTGCGGAAACAGATGCAGAGCAGGTGCCATGCGATCGCGAAAAGCGCGAATGCGGTCTTCAATGCTGCCAAAACCTGCTTTACGGTTAGATTTTTCATTCATCGTTATTCCCCTTTATCAATCGTAGCTTTCTTGTTTTCCAAGTTCTCGAAGCTGAACAAAAGTCGGGAACTGGAGGCTACGAAGACCTGTTCGGCGATCATAGCTTTCATCCTTATACTTTACCTCGATAACACGACCAATTAAGTTCAGGCCGTCGTCCCAAAACTTTTTTCGCTGATCATCTGTCATCCCCGAACCAACCCGTAAGTAGTTGTTCTTATAACGGACAACAAATGCACCCAAAGTTCCGGACAGACGACCGGCCCCTTCTTCAAGATCTACAATTTCGAGGTCTACGGTATAGAACTGTTTCACTTTGAGGATACCATTATGACGCCGTGTGAAATATTTGCAGTTCCGATTCAGCATCAGCCCCTCTTTGCCTTCAACAATCATGCGGTTTAAGCATTTAGAGATCATGGACATGTCGTTCCCGGTATATAACACATCCACAATACGAAGATTTGACAAGTTTCGCCTCTTTATCCTTTGCTCCAGATCTTTTAGCTGCTCTAAGCGATCTCGATACCGCAACTTACTCTCGCCGCGAAGAAACTCAGCCTTTGGCAAAATATCAAAGATCACCAGTTGAATTTGCCGTTTATCGCCATCCTCCTGGCTGAGCATTCCGGTCGTTAGCCGGAAGTTTTCATTGTCGGAGACATGCTCCGCATTTTTACGAATCAGCTCCCCGTCAATAACCCACTCGTCTGAATTAGGGATAAGCTGTTGGATATCTCCCAAAATGTGTTCCAAACCGATGAACTCTTTTCCTTGTCTGCTGATAAGCTTTCCCTCGAAGTAAGTTCCACGAACCCCATTTAGTTTCTGGCTTAAACTGAACCACTCGTTTTCATTCATCTTCAATTTTCCGATTTGATAGGCTTGCTGCACTTCCCACTGGGGGATGAACTCATATCCGAATGCGTCATTGACAGTTTTGGCGTCACATCCGATACGAATGGTTTTTGCGATGATCCCGATATAGAACATCCGCAATTCGGGGTTCACATCATCCAGATAGGCTTGGGTATTTGCCAAAACATCATCGGAGCCCGTGTGATTTTTCCGAACATACGTCATCAACTCATGAAACGAATGGAAGTGAACTGATTTTTCGACGGACACAACTTTTCGGATTTTCTTCTCAGAAATGCCTGTAACAAAGAAGGGGTTCAACAGATAGTCTAAGAATTTTTTGACGTTTCCATCATCGCGCTTTTCAGCCAGGAGTTGCTTTTTAACCTTGATGGAAGGCGTATTGGCCAGTAGATCAAAGAACTTCTTTACTTCGAGGTCGAGCTGTTGTTTCAAAATGTTTTCCTCCTTTCTTCAAAATATAAAAGGAGACGTTCGGTGTCTCCCTCCATAATACAACCTGAAAATTACGCGGCCATCGGCATCGGCTTTGTGGCCCAGCCTACGAACTTGCCTTCATTGAAGTTCTTCTTCTTGGAAAGAGCCTTGCTGATGGCAAGGTCGATTCCGGAGAAACTCTTCAAGTGATAGTAGTTTAAGTCTCGATATGGCGTGGTCAGCCGGTCAATCCGTCCAGCCGCCTGCGTCGCCACCTTGTAAGAATATTGCTGTGAGTAAAATATAATGGTGTCCGTAGTGATACAGTTCCACCCCTCACATCCGGCGGTGTATTGGACGAGGTACACCCACTTGTCTCCGGTGGGGATCTCCTGATGCTTGTGTCCATTCCACTCCGCGATCTCTGTCCCCTCCGGATACCCGAGAGAACGCAAAATATCCAATTCGTAGTCATAACTGTAAAAGATGATGGCTTTGGGGTGATCCTCCAACAGCTCCAATACCGCAACTGCTCTGGACTCGTCCGAATTGGTTACTCTCCGAAGTGCCATGCACAATTCCGCCGCCGTTTCAATCGGCCGATCCTCCCATGGGTTCCATCGGCTCCGCATGATATCTTTGTACTTGGAAATATCATACGAGACCCTGACATCTTCATGGTGGGAAACCGTTTGGCGCTTGAAGTCCATGGTCACCAGGATCTTATCCCGGAGCCGAATCAGCCGGCCGGTATTGCGGTAGCTGTCGATCTTCGGATACTTGGCCCGCCAGTCATAGATCACATGCTGATCCACAAAGTCGGTCTTATTGCGATAGAACCCATTGGCAATGAAGACTGGAATATAATCCTGCCAGGTGTCGCCAGGCGTGGCCGACAGCAGTATCCAGTCATTGGATTTGACGATTTTGAGGAATGCCTTGGTCCAGGCTCCATAGCCAACCACCCGCTGCTCGTCAAATATAAAGAAGGCGTTCTTGACGTCCACATACTTGGTGATGTTGTTCCAGGAGTCAATGACCACTTTATTCTTGTAGTAATTGGCCTCTGGAGTGGGGGAGATCAGGAATGGAGCCAGGTCACCCTGCCATTCACAGGTATCCCGCTTGCGCGCTGTGGTGATGATATAAAGGTCCCTGGGGTTCTTCATCGGAATGTAATCGTCCGTACCCAGCTGACCACCCTCTTGCAGATAATAGTAGGCGAGGCCGGTCCTGGATTTGCCAGAGCCGACCCCGCCGCAGAGAATGCACCCATTTTTCATCCGGTCCAGGGCTTCGCGCTGATAGTCATAAAGCTGGATCGCCACAGGGCATCACTTGTCCTCTTTCTCCAAATAGACGATTTTTCTGTTCATCATTTATCCTCCTTGAACAGTTCCGTAAATTTGTGAATCATTCTTCTTGTGTGCCACACATCGGAGAAGTACATAGGCGTAAACCAGTAGTTCTCCATACTATCGCCATAAGTCATCGGCTCAGTGAGGGCATTGCCAACTTTAACGTAGCCGGCCACTCCGAGCAGAGAAATTTGGATGTAGCACATCAGCGCTACCAATTCCTCAATATCCTGTCCAATGACCAGAATGTGGTTCTGAAAGTTCAGCCCCGCATCCTCCAATTTGCGGCGGGCGGAATTGATCGCCGCGATCAGGTTTGCACCCGCGCCGCAGCAGCAGTCATTGATGGACACATATCCTAGATCCTCAACTTGCTGGACAAGGTCGCCCATTGTGACGTCCGCCATCAGCTGGCACACATGGTATGGTGTAAATATCTGTTTCAGCTCCTCATAGTCGAGGCGCAGATCCATGAACATCTCGCCGAGGAAGTCCTGCTCCGGGTTCTCGTCCAAAGCCATGACCACATCGGCATAGAGTTCAGGGAATATATGCTGCTGAGATTTTTCGTATTTGTTGATAGTATCCAGATACCGTTTCTCCCGTTCCTCATAATGGGATTTGTCCACGGTGTTGGACATTGCGCAGGCCGACATGACGATGAAATCTCTCCAAATATCAATCGGACGACGCTGAGGGGAAAGCAGCTGCCGGAATTTGGAGCGAAACTCATCATAATGCTCGCTCTTTCGCGTTGATGGCCTGACTGGAATATACTCCTTCTTGATGGGGCGAGCCGACTCCAGCATCTGCACAATCGGTGTTGTCGCTTGCTCCACTGGGGCCGTCGGAACAGCCATCGGCGGTTTCCAAGGCTCCTCCATGGGTTTTGTCCACGTCTGTACCCTCGGTTTCGACTGAGAAGGCTTGGAATGTTTCTTGGATTTTCCCTTCCGGGTATTTTTCCAGAATGGTTTCATCCCGCACCCTCCGTTTCCCGGACTTGCTCAAAGCCGGAAAAGATTGCTGCCCCGATTTGCCGGCTATCCCCAAAACAGTTGTGAGCAAGAGAGTAAGGAACCTGCTTTCTCAGATTCGGTGATTTGAAAAAGGGGTTCGCTGCTCCGATGCAAATAACCTCGACTTTCTCGTCTGATAGTTCGATCGGAGTCCGTAACTCCTTTGGCATTTCAATTTTTCTGATAATTCCGCCACATGCCATACAGCGGTACATAGGTAAATACTTAGCCACGATTTTCTCCTTTCGTGCGTAAAACGCTTACGGATATACTCCGTCTTCGGTTCGGAAGAGGCCAATGACCTCCTTGTCGATAAACTCTGCCGCGATGCCGAACACATTCCGCATCTTTGCATCAAAAGAGGTGCATGCATAGCCATAGAGCTTTAGCGCAAACCGATAGGCGACGTCTTCAACGGGATTGTCTGGATCTTCCACAATAGCTTTCGCCAACTCCGAAATTGCCCATCTCTGGATACATCGTTTCTCAAATTCCGTCTCTTTGTCTTGAGCATGCCGGCGCACCATCAAACCTTCTTTGATGTTGTTGCGTAAATTGTGTGGCTCGGTATAATCCAAAAATGCGTACAGTCCATCGACAAACGCTTGACGTTCGTACATAGTGATACCTCTGTTTCAGGGGGGGGGTAAGGGAGCGCCGGCTATCTCCTTATTCACCGACGCTCCCATGGATATTTACTCCTCCGGATACTCTTCGCCAGCGTACTTCTCGGCGAACTCGTCCTCTTCGATGGTGACGTACATAGAACGCAGATAGGCCTTAACGCCCCGCTTTTCGTTCTTGGTGCCTTCCTGGATGACCCAGTTGTAGGGGCGGATGGTCAGATCCACATTCTGGATCTCCGCAAAATCGAGGACGTCGATGGACTCCTCGTCCAACTTGGTCTTCTTCTTTCTCCGCTCGGGGATCATGTAGACCGTGGGCGGGATGTTCTCAAAGCTGACCGCCACCTGAAGATAGTACCGGGGCTCCTCACCCTCCTCGCGGGGAGGACGCTCCCGAATGTTCCAGCCGTCATCCGCCAGTTTCTGGGCGTCCTGAGGATCGTCGATGTAGACGCAGAAGTTGCGCTGGCCGGCACGGTTGTACTTGCTTTCCCGTCCGGAAAAGTTCCGGAACAGCAGGCGGGCATTCTCGATCACGAGGTTGTCATTCACTCTGGGGTTAGCCATAATCAAAATCTCCTTTTCAATTCTTTGATTTCTTCTTCGAGTTTCTCAATGCGCTTGATAAGACGGCCCTCATAGGCCATAGCCAAGAAAGCCATCAAAACTGCCAATACGACATTGACCACACACCAAAACAGGCGGTCTGTGGCGGCCGAGATGAAGGCAGACAAAACATTGAACCAAAATATAATCAGAAGAATGGTCATGCCTGTCACCTCACGTCAAAGGGCGTCGTGTCATTCTCATAGGGTTCTCCAGCGCTGAACCAGGGAGGGGTATCGTCCTCAACTTTCACATAGGGATCGTCGGAAACAAACCACTCAAAATCGCCATACTTGGAAATATCTGCAACCGCGGCGTCCACCATGGCGTCGTAGTAGCCCCGGTCAATGCCGTCCTCCTTTTGGAGTTGCTTGACCATTTCGGACTCCAGCCAGCGATAGCCCTTGGCGCCGCCGGCAGAGGCGTAACCCTTCTCTCCGGTCTTCTTGTCCACGACCTCCCGCAGCAGCAGACCACCGTTGCAGCCGGGTTTCATGGGACAAAAAGAGCCGACCTTTCCCACGAAAATATAATTGTGGCCCTGCTCGATCTTGGCCTTCAGATCCGCAACCACCTCTTCATAGTCGAGAGGATACTGCCCATGCTCG